CTCAGCTTGCCAAAGAGTAGCAGAGTCAGCATTAGAAGAACTAGTAGTGACAAACACTATTGCTAACCGTTGTCCAGATCATATCCGCAAGATTAGACAAGTATCAGTAGGCTCACTGTTTGGCGAGGCTATGCGTAGGATTACAAACGAGGAGAGCATTTCTAGTTTGTTTGTTTAACGGTAAATATATTATAGGAATTGATATGAAGAAACAAACTCGAAGCATTCTGCAGGAGTTAAGCTCAATAGCTCCCAATAAAGACACACACCATCTTATTGAGGCAACCGCTAACAATATTATTAATTCATCAATTAATTTGTTTGAATTAATTTATCGCACATACGACGAGCAGACCGCTAATGAGTTAGAGAGAAAGTTTTTCAATTCTATCCGTGCGTCAGATCCACGTAAGTTTAAACGAGGTATACAACGGATAAACGAAGCACAGCAGCAAGAGGACAAATAATTGCGTATCTTAGAAGGTGGTAATGTTTTTAAAACACCCGACGGAGTAGCTACTAAACGCATTAATAGAGCGGATGTAGATCCAACCCTGTCGTGGTTAGAAAAGATTACAGGTGTTCCACATCAAGATTTTAAGCTAGGTACAACTGGTATTAAAGACACCTCGGGTGATCTAGATATAGCAGTTAATCCTAAAGATAAAGAAATCATTTATCAGAAACTTATTGACTATGTTAATGCTCGTGGCGAGGATCCTAAGCAATGGATAAAAAAGGCCGGAGTTAATATTCACTTTAAGACTCCTATTAACGGCGATGACAAGAATGGTTACGTTCAAACAGACTTAATGTTTGGTGACCAAGAATGGATGCGCTGGAGTATGAAAGGAGTTGGCATTGATTCTCCTTTTAAAGGCAAGCATAGGCATCTTATGATGGCTTCTATTGCCAAAGCTAAAGGGCTACAATGGTCATTTCAAAAAGGTTTAGTAGATAGAAATACACGTGAAGTTATCACACAGGATCCTACTGAGATAGCCCATCAGTTACTTGGTCCTAACAGCAATCCTAATGACTTGGATACAGTAGAGTCTATGTATAAGATAATATCTAAGTTACCTAACGCAAGTAAATTGTTAGCCGATGCTATAGCAGCATTTGAAAAAGAAGGCTTAACGCTAGGTAAAGAAGATCCAACACTTGAAAGCTGGTTAAGAATAGCAGGACTAAGATAATGTTACTACGAGAGTTATTTGAGGCAAAAAAGAAGCGTAAAAGAAGTTCCAGCAGGCATCCTTTCCAAGGCAAGTTGGTAGGTGATTCAATTGAATACAACGGAGAGCAACTTGACGAAGGAGCAAGGATACAACACGCAGAAGATGTTATCTTTTGGGAAGGATCTAAAGGCGCTGTAAGGGCTTTAGAAGGCCTCAAAAACTTAGAGAAAGGTGGGCATAAAGACCTATCTATAAAGTTTGATGGTAGTCCTGCTATTGTGTTTGGTAGAGACGAAGTTACGGGTGAGTTTATCCTCACTGATAAGTCAGGATTTGGTGCTAAAGGTTATGACGGGAAGTCACGATCAGGTAAGGACTTACAGAAGATGATACTAAATCGTAAGACCAGTAGAGGGTTAGAAATACCTGACTCTTACAAGGCCTTTTCAAAAAACATGCGGATGATATTTGACCTGTATGAAAAGGCAGTTCCAAGAGATCATACAGGCTTCTTTAAAGGCGATTTACTATACTTTAACAAACCTGATAAGGCAGGTAAAGACTGGGTGTTTACGCCTAATATGGTAACTTATAAAGTAGCAATTGATTCTGAGATAGGTAACAAAATAGCAAAATCAATATCAGGTGTTGTGATACATAACGAGGTAGGCCAAGATGGCAATGACTCAGCTCTATCAATTGACGCTAATACATATTTTCAATCAGATAAAGTATTAGTGTTCCCTCCAATACTAGTACAGAAACCGCCTACAGTTAACAATGAGTCTATTAAGAAACTACAAGCAGATATATCAAAAACAGCTAATTTTATAGATGATTTATTGAATAGAGATAATCTAGTTAATCTAAAGCTATCAGACCTGCCTAGTGTGTTTTATACATACACTAATTCTAAAGTAGACACAGGTATGGATAACCTTGGCAAGGACTTTTTACAATGGTTAGGTACGTCTAAAGTATCAGAGCCTAAGAAGCGTAAAATTAAAGATTACATTAGAGAACATAGGCAAGGCTTTGCTGCACTATGGACAATCGTAAAAGAAATACAAGAAGTTAAAGACGATATCATTGATCAACTAGATAATCAAGACGCTGAAGTACGAGCTTCTATTGGCGATGTGCCTGGTGGAGAAGGCTATGTGCTAACACATCCTGATGGACCTATGAAGCTAGTTAACAGAGCTGGATTTACAGCAGCCAATAGAGCAGTTACAAGATGATGGATTTCATTAAAGAAATATCTGAAGCAAGGATGACTCGCGACCAGCAGAATATGACGTCACTAACATATTCTGATGTTGGCGAGCGGATGTATCTTACTCTATTGTGTTTAGAGGTAATGCGTCACTATCCTAACTACACACCATTTGTTAGAAATTACGCTAAGAAATCTCAATCTGTTGCGAAAACGTTTAAAGTAGGAGCCACAGATTTACATAACTTCCTTTACTTTCTACAAGGCGACGAACAAGCAATTGGCAAGCTAAAGAATCCAGGTGCTGCTAAACGCCAGCAAGCTATGTCGGCACTGCCTATTAAAGATATAATGTCATATATTACATCTTTAGCTAACGGTAACTCGCCTACTTTTCCACAGCAAACTTTTATACGAATAGAAAACGGTCTTCATATTAATAATAAAGACTACAAAATTATTAGACGTTATCTTTCTAGATTTAGAGATGAGCATAGTTCAATTCAAACTAATGTCGTAACTAAATTGTTATTTGCTGTACGATCTAAGTTACGAAGTTCTGATATTATTGACGACTTTGAGCAGTTTGTTAGCAAGCGTGATTTAGAAAGCAATAAAGTCACTGATACAGAACCTGTTATTTCAACACCTGATATATCAGCGCCGGGTTCTTCTATTATATACTATGCACGATTATTACATAAACCATCATACGCATTATTAAATGGTTTTTTAAATGCTGCTAGAAATAGACGAATACCTACTATGAAACAGTTAGAAACTTATCTACCTATTATACAAATGATAGATGATATTGTCAAAGCAGGGCCAGCCTATGTCAATATGTTAAAAGTTGTGCATAAGAGAGCTAAAAACCAAGACTGAGGCTAAATAATTACAAGCAAATATTTTTAGGAGAAAAAAATGCCAGATATTAGTCAATATGTAAATAGCAGTGGCTTTAAAATTGCTGCTAATTTCCAGCAGCACAAAAACTTCCAATCTGATGTAGGTCGTGAGGTTTGTGTTAAGTTAACTTACACAGGCTCAGGCGCAGGTATTACAAATAACGACCTGAAGACTTTCATTGAGTACATCTCAACCACACACGGTGCAAACGGTGTTGGGGATGATCCATGGGTAGTCGGTGCTATGGGAACCGCAGACGGATCAGCTTGGGGCGACGGAACACATACAGAAGTGTACATGCGTCTTCAAGGAACAGGTAACACAACTCCAGCTAATGCTGTAATCAATACAGACCTTAGCATGGAAATTGTAGCTTATTTTGCTCCACTGCATTAATAACTAATCAATCCACGAGCGCCAGATCACCTGGCGCTTTTTTTATGACTACTTAAATAGAGTAGTATGAGAACAAAAATATTAACACTAATAGATATTACACAAACAAACGCCAAACGAGATGGCGACGAAAAAGAATATTCACAACAATCAAATTTTAATACACTACTTCAAACTGCTTCGTTGCGAGCTAACTTAGTGCCTATTAAAATAGAACAAAAACTTGGCATGACATCACAGCTAGGATTTGGCTCTAAGGTTAAAGGTAAACAACGATATTGGTCTGTACTCTTTGATGACGAAAGAGACACAGAAATCACGCAAGAAATGTTTCAAGACGATTTTGACTTGGTACCTGTAATAACAGGATTAGGTGAAAGTGTAAAATTTGAAGATTCTGTATTCTATGCTAAAGATGAAGTCAATAAGAACATTGTATTTAATATTGACGAAATCTAATAAATACTTGTATGGAAGCACAAGAAATATTTGAGGGTGAATATAACCTTACAGAAAAACAAGTTTGGGCACGTTCGGGCAAACAAGTTGTTCGCAAGTACAGATGCTCTGGCGGTAAACGGAATGGTAGAGTAGTATCCAGCCCTGCTCAATGTTACGCCCCAATTGATGTAAAGAAAAAACTGAAATTGAAGCAAACTAAGGCTAAAAAAGGTAAAATGATGACTCGTAAAGCTCGCAAGACTAAACGAGTTAATCCTATGTCTAAGAGAATATCTAGACTAAACAAAGCAGGAAGATAATGCGACTACACGAAATTAGTTTAGAACTATCTGAAATGGCGCCTATTACTACACAAGCGCCAGGACAAGCAAAGAAATTAAAAGTTACAAAGCAAGGCCCTGCCTTTACTGAGCTAACAGACGACAATGGTGTTATTACTAAAGTACCTAACAAGCCAAATGAGCCTGGCATGATACAAAAGCACAAAGACGGTACTGCTACACTTAACACTGGTGAAAAAGGCGCTGTTACTCCTGTAAAGCCTGGCGAAACTGTGACAGTAAAATGAGAATTAACGAAATACTTTCTTCATTATCTATCTATATGAATAATGAAGAAAGTGCTTTCTATGAAGCATTAGGTACAGGCAAAACTCCAATGAACTTGTTGGATGAACGCCAACAAACTATTGCACTTGACTTAATTAGAAAAAGTTTATTAACCAAAATTGTAAGAAATGGTAATGTTCTCATCCAAAAAAACGAATCAACTTCTACATAGCTCATTAAACAAACTCTTTAAATCATCACGAATACTACACCATGTACCTGTAAAAATAGGTGACAATATTTATGTATCAAACTACATGATATGTAAAGAAGAAAACGACTGGTCTATTTGGGATGTAGAAACAGAAAAATGTATTGGAGTATGCCTATCAAAAGACGGAGCTATAGCTTACACACGAAATGAAATATCTAAGTCGCCTAACAGACAACGCATTAAAGATCTAGATGCTGATATAGCAAAAGCAGAAAACGATATGATCTTTTACAAACATGCGCTAAAGTCGCAAGACGCAGAACAACAATCCTCAACCATTAGTAGAATAGAACAATCTAAAGCTATTATAGACGCATCTAAGAAGCAGTTGAGAGATATAATCTTCTACAATGATAAATAATAAAAAAACTTGAGGATCACACATGAAGTTATCAGAAATTTCTTACCCACAAACGGCTGCTCAATTAAACGAGCATCTTGGGAAAACATTTGGCACTAAATTTAATCTAGAAAATTTTACACTAGAACAGTTAGAAGATCGTCGTAATAAAATTAGAACAAAGATTCGTTCCATTGAAACATTGGAAAGCTACAACAAAACACAAACAGAAGATTATAGCAAGAACAAAATGTTTTTGGATGTGTTAAATGCAGCTATTTCTGAGCGCAGCTTTACAGAGTCTACTATCAAAGGTGTTAAGTCACATAAACTTAAAGAAGGGCCAATGTCAAGAGTTCCAACTACTACAAAGCCAAAGGCAGCAATGCCTGCTAGACCATCCACTACAGGTATGCAAATGGGCATGAGTGGGCCTAAGATTGATTTTGGAAAGATGATGTCAGACGTAAAGAATAGATTTATGCGAGGCGTCAAGAATGCCGGAGCTGATTTAGCACAAGCTGAAAAAGAATTCCAAGCCTTTCAACTTAGAATGTCATCTATGTTAAAGAGAACAGCGAAGAAACCACCACGTACTCAAACCGTCAATTCTATGTACGGTGAAGGTATTATGTACACACAAGGTTCTAAGTTACAGGAAGGTGCTGAAGAGCAAGCAGAATTAGTAATGGCAGCTAAGAAATTAGTTGACAATGTAGGCGGCTGGTTAGAAGACGTTTCTGAAATGCAATCCAAAGAAATGTTAAAGCTACAAGACGCTATTAGAGACGAGTTAGGCTCAGAACAAGCACAATCATTTATAGAAGCAACTAAACCAACACTAGAGGCATTATATCAGGCATTAGACGCAGCACGAACAGCATTGAACCAAGGTGTAACCTTGTTAACAGGCGAAGGCGCTCCACAAGATCAAATGGGTGCAGAACCAGCGCCAGAAGGCGAAATGGAACCGACTGTTGATGCCGAAGCAGGCATGGAAGCAGGCATGGAAGCTGAAATGGGAGCCGAAATGGGCGATGAGTTTGCCGGAGCTGAAGCAGCGGGCGGCGGAATGGAAGAAGCAGGCAGAGCACAACGAGAAAGCGTAGCACACTTATCAAGAAACTTAGGCCAAATACTTAGCTCAAAAAAAAAATAATTCGTGAAGAAGACAACACAGCGAAAGCACCTATTTTAACACAGGTGCTTCGCAACCTCATTATGAATGCAGACGAACAAAATAAAGGTCTGTTTTTACACTTTGAAAAACCAACACCAAAAACTGCTAAAAAAGACATGCTAAATATTGACCTAAACAAGGCAATGGCAAACGCAGGCGGAGAAACGTTCGACTACGGAACTTTTACAGCAGCATTCGAAACTGATCCTAGAGTAAAGACTATGGTTAAAAACTTTTCTAAAGACGGCGTAGAAGTTAAAACTAAAAACACTGTAGAGGATCCAGGACCTGAGGATTCTGCTGTTGCAGCAGACACTGGTCAATCTGATGTCACACAAATGGCTCAACAAGCCGTAGATATCTCTTGACAAACTCAAAACTTTTTGCTACAATAAGGATATAATGGAAGAAAGAACTGATGAGATAGTAATCTCTGAGATAAAAGGAGTACTATCAGAATATGTCGCGCCGGCAGTAGCTGAGCACGGAGGAGCCGTTAATTTTGTTTCGTATGAAGATGGCAGTCTTATACTAGAAATGAGCGGTGCTTGTTCTGGTTGTGCAGGTAGTGCTATGACACTACAATTTGGTATAGAGAGGCTTGTAAAGGAGAAGGTTCCTGAAGTAAAAGCTCTTGTTGCCTATGAAGATCCCTTTTCCACAGTTGACCCTTTTTACACACAACCGTTTGACGAGTATCATTAATGTCATTAATTACAGAAAAGTTTGATTATAAAAGTCTTAGCCGAGCAAGTATTAGCGGCAAAAGATATTACGAAACTCCCTCTGGAGATGCAGTACCATCTGTTACAACTGTACTAGATGCAACTAAAGATAAAACAGGCCTAATAGAATGGCGTAAACGTGTAGGCGAAGAAAAAGCTAAAGAAATAACAACTGAAGCAGCAGGTCGCGGTACACGAATGCACAAGTATCTAGAAGATTTTATAGACACTGGTGATTGGCCTTTAGCTGGCTCTAATCCGTATGCTCAACAAGCTAACAAAATGGCTGAAGTTGTACGAGAAAATGCCTTCAGTTATTTAGAGGAGATATGGGGATCAGAGATATCACTATATATGCCAAATATGTATGCTGGTACAACAGATTTAGTAGCAGTATACAAAGGTAATCCGTCTATATGCGATTTTAAGCAATCTAACAAGCTAAAGAAAGAAGAATATGTAGAAGATTACTATTTACAACTTGTAGCCTATGCAGAAGCACACAACGAGATTTATGGCACTACAATTAACGAAGGCCATATTTTTATGTGTACCAGTGAGTTCCAATATCAGCAGTTTGACATTTGGCCAGACACTTATGCTAAATGGCGAAACGAATGGTATAACAGACTACACGACTACTATTCTAAGATGGCATAAATATGTAATAAACAAGGAGATCTAAAGTGGCTGTCATACAGTTATCAAGAATTCAAATTAGACGAGGACAAAAGAACCAAGGCACTGGCCTTCCGCAACTAGCAAGTGGAGAACTTGGTTGGGCTGTTGACACCCAAGAATTATATATTGGTAATGGGAGCTTGTCAGAAGGTGCTCCCATTATTGGCAACTCCAAAATTCTAACAGAGCATGATAATATCTTTTCTTTATCAGATGCTTACTCGTATAGAGAAACAGATGTACATATACAAACTGGCAGCTCTGCTTCTGCTCCTACCCGTAGATCTCTTCAAGATAGATTAGATGATCAAGTATCTATAAAACACTTTGGTGTTATAGCAGACGAGAATATTCCTGTTGGTGCTGATTTTCAGCGAGCAATAGATCAGCTATACATTAACAATGCTACAAAAGGTGATCCTCTTTCGAGAGTTTTACTGTATGTAGATCCAGGAATATATAATATTGATCAAACATTGTACATCCCACCATTTGCTACAATAATTGGTGCTGGTCCTGAAAAAACTATACTAAGGTTTACTGAAGCGGGAACAGTAATGATGACAGTAAATGAACTCAGCCAGCCGGGCTCTCCTGCACTAGACGAGGTAGCAGTAGATTCTGCAACTACCTATAATAATCAAGCTAGATATATACAACTAGAAAATTTATCTATTGAGACAGAAAATGGTAGTAATGGACTACATGTAAACTCATGTGTACATTCAACTTTTAAAAATTTAAAGATATCATCTAACTGGAATATTGGATCCACTATCCCTAGTATTGTGCAAGGAGAATTGCCAACTCATACAGGTATATTATTAGACTCACTTTCTCCAATTGTTAGAACTGATAAGAATATATTTGACAATATTGTTATTACAAACTTTGCTTATGGTGTAGGCGGTAACCAACATATAACAAATAATTTTTTTACTAATTGTCATTTTAAGACTCTAGGAAAAGGCATCATTTTTGGAGCACAACAAAATGGCGATGCCGAGACTCCAAAATTCAATAAAATTTCTAGTAGTACATTCCAAGATATCCACGACGAAGCGATCTTAATAGAGCGAGGAAAATATAATCAATCAGAAGGTAATAATTTTATGTTAGTAGGTAATCACGGAGGTAACGAATATCTATCTGAAATGCCTATAATACAAATGAACGAAGTTGGTAATGAAAGCATTGATGATTATTTTGCTAGAACAGACTTATTAAGAACAGAATTTGATATAGCGTCTACTTATGTAGCAGAAGTAAAAGGTAACCTTAACCAAACAATGGGACATACTGTTGAGGCAACAATCTTCACCTCACCAACACCTGCCAATATTATACGCTTTCCTGCAGAGCAAAATCAAAGTTATGAAATTGAATACTATATGTATAATCAAAGTTATGACTTTCAGCGCACAGGAAAATTAAATCTACTATGTGATAAAACTGGCCTAGATAAAGTATACATTTCTGATTCATATGATCAAATTGGAGATGTTGATTATGACACTCCGGATACATACTTAATATACGACATATACTTTTCGGCTGAATTTGTAAATGATGGAACAAGTGCAGAACCGGTATATTCAATATACCTTAAAGCTACTAGTTCGTTTGCAGCTCCGACGTATTTCAGATATAAACTTATCAATCATAAAATAAAAATTTAATGTTCACAGGAAAGGTATACGAAGATCGCCTTGCATCTTGGGCTGTTTTCAGAAGTTCCCTTAAAGATTTAGATAGTGCAATAGACCTAGTTATCAAACAATATAAAGATGTAGAATTACATAGTCAGCGATATGATCCATGGGATTATGCAAATTGGCCTAGTCCGTGGACACTTATCTTTGACAATAAATACTGTTTATTCACAAAAACATTAGGAATGTGCTACACACTTCAATTAGGGTTGGGCATAAACGACATAGAATTATTTATTGTAAAAGATGAAGATCTACAAACACAATATGTTGGCAAAATTAACAATTATATATTAGGATTAAATGATGACGTACACGAAGTAACTGATGTTATAGACACCCTTTCTATTCTTAACTCATACACATTGGCAGAATTAAATTAGGAGTTTTCATGTCCATTAGCATCACAAAACGAACAGGAATGTCAGAGCCACTTGACATTGATAAAATACATAAGGTGGTAGAATTTGCTTGTGACGGATTAGCAGGTATTAGTAGCAGTCAAATTGAAATGAACGCAAATTTACAGTTCTATGACAAAATGACAACAAAAGAAATACAAGAAGTATTAGTTAGAAGCGCAAATGATTTGATTTCGCTAGAACATCCTAACTATCAATATGCCGCAGCAAGATTATTATTATATGGCACATACAAAGAAGTATTTGGGGAATACGCAACTATACCACTAAAAAATCTAATTGAACAAAACATTAACTCAGGCGTATACGATCCAGAAATATTAGAGTTATACACAGAAGAAGAACTCCACAAACTTAACACATATATCAGTCATAAACGAGATGAGAACTTTACCTATGCAGGATTGCGCCAAGTAGTAGACAAGTATCTCTGTCAAGATAGATCATCAGGACAACTGTTTGAAACTCCGCAGTATATGTATATGATGATTGCTGCTACACTGTTTGCACGTTACCCAGACGAAACTCGCTTACATTATGTTCGCCGTTACTATGATGCAATTTCTCTTTTCAAAATTAATGTACCTACACCTATCATGGCAGGTGTTAGAACGCCAATGCGACAATTTGCAAGTTGTGTCCTAGTTGACTCCGATGACACACTAGATTCTATTTTTTCTTCAGATATGGCAATTGGCAAATACATAGCACAGCGAGCAGGCATTGGCATCAATGCTGGCAGGATACGTGGCGTTAACTCTAAAATACGTGGCGGAGAAGTAGCACACACCGGTATAATCCCGTTCTTAAAAAAGTTTGAGTCTACTGTTCGTTGCTGTACACAAAACGGTGTACGTGGAGGATCTGCAACAGTACACTTCCCACTATGGCACCAAGAGATTGATGACATCCTTGTTCTAAAGAATAATAAGGGTACAGAAGATAATCGTGTCCGTAGGCTAGACTACTCTATTCAGCTTAACAAAACAATGTATGAAAGACTTCTGTCTGATGGCGAGATTACATTGTTTAGCCCGCACGATGTGCCTGACTTGTATGAAGCATATTTTGGCGATGCTGAAACATTTCGTGTCTTGTATGAAAAGTACGAACGAGCAACATCTATACGGAAGCGTAAAGTAAAAGCAATGGATTTATTCTCTGCCTTACTGAAAGAACGAGCAGAGACAGGGCGCATCTATATTATGAATGTGGATCACTGTAATTCACACTCATCATTCCAAGATACAGTTTACATGAGTAACTTGTGCCAAGAGATAACATTGCCTACCAAACCTATTACACATATTGATGGTACCGATGGTGAAATAGCATTATGTATTTTGAGTGCTATAAATGTGGGCATACTTAAAGATCCTCGTGAGCTAGAAGATCTCTGTGATATCACAGTACGAGCTTTAGATGAGATTATTGACTATCAACGTTATCCTGTACTAGCAGCAGAATATGGGACAAAGGCAAGACGCTCGTTGGGGATAGGCTACATAGGATTAGCGCACTACTTAGCAAAGCAGCATTACACATATGACAACCCTGAAGCACTAGATGCCGTACACAGGCTTACAGAATCATTTCAATATTTCCTATTGAAGGCAAGCAATAACTTAGCAAAAGAGAAAGGCGCCTGTACTGGCTTCCAACAAACTAAATATGCCAAGGGCATTCTGCCCATTGACACTTATAAGGTAGAGGTAGACGAACTTATCCAACCAACTACCCGGCAGTTAGTATATGATTGGGACGAGTTACGTGAATCTATTAAAGAACATGGATTACGACACTCTACTTTGTCGGCACAAATGCCATCTGAAAGTTCTTCAGTCGTATCTAATGCCACAAATGGCATTGAACCACCACGTGGTTATTTAAGTACTAAGAAGTCTAAAAAAGGACCTCTTAAACAAATCGTTCCGCAGTATCAAAGCCTTAAATCATATTATACACTACTTTGGGATATGCCATCTAATGAAGGGTATATCAATATTGTAGCAGTCATGCAAAAGTTCTTTGATCAAGCAATTAGTGGTAACTGGAGTTACAATCCTACTCACTTTGAAAACAACGAAGTTCCGTTGAGTACAATGTTACGAGATTTACTTACCACATACAAGTTAGGATGGAAGACAAGTTATTATCAAAATACATATGATTTTAAAGTAGATCCTAACGAACTACAAGAACCACAAAAAGAACTAGAACTAGTAAACATCAACGAAGACGAAGAAGCTTGCGAGTCTTGCGTTATTTAAGGATAAAGAATGAGAACAGTATTTAATAGAGATAAAGTAGATTACACCAAAGAGAATATGTTTTTTGGTGCGCAACAGGGTACACAAAGATATGATTCATTTAGGTTTCCTCAGTTTGATAAACTTAATCAAACTATGCTTGGATATTTTTGGAGACCAGAAGAAGTATCATTACAAAAAGACAGAGCAGATTATCAAAACTTTCGCCCTGAGCAGAAACATATTTTTACATCTAATCTAAAGTATCAGACATTGCTAGATTCTGTACAAGGACGTGGACCGTGTCTAGCTTTCCTGCCGTATGTATCCTTGCCTGAGCTTGAAGGGTGTATTGTTACATGGGATTTCTTTGAGATGATCCATTCACGCTCTTATACTCATATTATGAAGAATGTGTATGCTGATCCAGCAGAAGTATTTGACACAATACTCGATGACGAGAATATTATTAAGCGAGCGCAATCTGTTACACGACATTACGACAAGTTTATGCAGTTGGCAACAGATCCTACAATAGATCCACGTATTGTCAAAAAGCAGTTGTTCTTGGCTATGATGACAGTAAATATCCTAGAGGGATTGCGATTCTATGTGTCATTTGCTTGCACGTTTGGATTTGGCGAGCTAAAGTTCATGGAAGGATCTGCTAAGATTATATCTCTTATTGCACGTGACGAAGCACAGCATTTGGCAATATCAACACACATATTGAAGCTATGGATGCAAGGCAAGGATGATCCTTTGATGTCACAAATAGCAGGAGACTGTGAAGAAGAAGTATACAACCTTTGGCGTGAGTGTGTAGCAGAAGAAAAGGAATGGGCAGATTATTTATTTAAGGACGGCTCAATGATTGGCTTAAATACTACAT